TTGAATGAATTGTTAGGTGCGTCCTGCACCCAAGCGAGGATTAAACCATGAGTGAGTGGAAGTCGATCAAGACGGCACCGAAGGACGGAACAGCGGTGCTTGGACTGTGGCTGCCGAGCAAAGGAGCGCACCCGATTCCGAATGGAACGAACTACGGCATTACCGCTTACAACCCGGACGCAAAGCATTGGTATGACGCAAGCGAGGCGGACAACGAGGATGACGATTGGGCCGCGCCGGATTTTTGGATGCCGTTGCCCGGCCTGCCAGTAAGCACCTAACACCTGAGTTAAGCCGCGCCGTGAAACGGCGTCGGATTGAATGAACTGTTATGCCACACACACGGAGAACGAAATGAAACACACGCAGGGGCCGTGGCTGTACCACGAAAGCACAAACCAGGTGCACGTCAAGAACGGTGCCACTGTGGCGGAAGTGATGCCGCACTACAGGAACGCAATGGCGGACGGGAAACTGCTAGCTGCCGCTCCGGAATTGTTGGAAGCAGCAAGCCAAGCTCTTGCCCATATTGAGGCAGATGAAGTCACGCATGGCCGGAAATTCGCAGCTGGTGAAATGTTGAGAGCCGCGATAGCCAAAGCAGTGGGGCATAACAAGTAGTACAACCCGAATTCGGGGGTACTACACATTGAGATTCGGCGTTATCGCCCGTTTCCGAGCGCTAACACATAGCCCTGCCTAGCGCAGGGCTTTTTTCGTTTCTGGAGTCCTGATGATCGTTGCCGTGCATGCGGCAGGCGAGGCGTTGTCGCGCGCGTCTGCCTGGGAAATCGTTGGCGGGCTGTCCCGCCCCTCGAAGATGCCTGGCTACGCCTACGGCCTGCCGGCCAAGGCGTGCAAGACCGGCGCCAAGCTGGTCGGCGTGCCGGGATCGGTGTGCGCCGGTTGCTACGCCCTGAAGGGCAACTACCGCTTCAGCAACGTCAAGAGCGCGCAGCAGCGCCGGCTCGACTCCCTGCAGCATCCGCGCTGGGTCGAGGCCATGATCACGCTGCTGCACACCCTCGACACTCAGTGGTTCCGCTGGCACGACAGCGGCGACATCCAGTCGCCCAGCCACCTGGAGAAGATCGTCGCCGTGGCCCAGGCCTGCCCGCATATCCAGTTCTGGCTGCCGACGCGCGAGAAGATCTTCGTCTACACCCACCTCAAGAAGCACGGGACGTTCCCGGCGAACCTGGTCGTCCGGCTGTCCGGTACCATGGTCGATGGGCCGGCGCCGGTAGGCTTCCCGAACACCTCGACCGTGGTCACCGTGGGCGAGACCTGCCCCGCGCCGAAGCAGGGCAACGAATGCGGCGCGTGCCGCGCCTGTTGGGATCCAGGAGTGAAGAATGTCAGCTACCGGAAACATTGACTACGCCGCCGCGCCGCAGGAGCACCTGCTTGCGTTGAAAGCGATGACTCCCATCATTTCGTCGCTGCGCTATATGCCGTAGCCAACAGCGAACAGCCCATAGAACGTCTCGCCGCCCACGACAACACGTCCGTAGTAGTACTTGTCGGAATCCCCATTCCTGGCGTAGGCCCCCAACGTACCCGCGTAAACGCCTCCGCCGGCGATTGGGAACTCCCAAGTCACAGAGTCAAAAACGACCCCGCTTGGCAGAGGGTCGCCGAGTGACCCTAGGGAGCCTGGGCCGCTATCGTCAAGCCCACGGATGAAGCTGATCCCTGTGATCGTGCCGACGGACCCTGCGTCCTCCAGTGCGGTGCCGAAGTAGGGGGACCACTGGACGATCTTAAACAGGCCGTAGCTGCTGCCGTTGGCAGCCATGTACCTGTTATCGTCGTCTGTTGGCGGAGCGAACGACAGCACATCGCCAAGAGGCGCTGCGGCCGTACACACCTTCGATAACCCGACCACGCTTTCTGGATCCCAAAAACACTCGCCCATTTTTTTTAGCCTATTAACTTAGGAACGGGTCACTCTGTGGCCTGCTTTACCTACGCTGCAGCCGCGGCATCGCTGGCACCCTCACCCATGTCATCGTTCCACTTCCGGTACAACGGTGACCCCGGCAGCGCGCTCTCGAACTCCTTGCCCAGGTTCCGCTGGCCCTGCAGCGCGTCCAGCACGTTGCTGCTCTGGTTGAGCGACGGGCCGAGCTGGCTGGTGCCGGGCAGGCGCGCACGGTCGATGTCGCCCTTGATGTCGCCCATGACCTGGTACTGCGGGCCGAGCAGGCCACTGCGGTCGGCCGCCAGCTTCGTGTACTCCAGCGCGCCCCAGTCCTTGCGGCGGTCGTCGCCCTCGCCGGCGGTCTGGATCATCTCGCGCACCAGCTCGGCCATGACGATCACCGGCAGGTACATCAGGGCTGCGGCGACCACCCGCATGTTGCCCTGAGTGATCTCCCGGCCGATGCGGCCACCGATCTGGTCCCAGATCGCGTAGGCGAACATCTTGTACTGCATCACGATGCCCATGTACGGGTCGCTCATCCACAGCGGCGCCTGCTGGCTGTTCGGCCGCAGGATCGCCTCGTCGACGAACTGGCGCAGCGCCGCGCGGGTCTTGTCGTTGATCTCGACCTTGCCCGGGTTGTTCGGATCCTCGACGATGTCCGCCGGCTGCAGCCCCAGCTCCTGCAGGTACCGCGCGCTGCGGTCGTTCGGCCGCTGTGCGTGGCGCAGCAGGAACTTGTGGCCGGCGTACATCGCCATCACGCGGGTGGCGGTGACCCAGGTCTGCACGCCGTTCCACTTGAACACGAAGTCGTTGACCGCGCGCGCCTTGCCCGTGCGCCCGCCCTCGAACACCGGGTTCGCCGCCAGCGCCGGCAGGAAGTCTTCGGACACGTCGATGTCCTCCAGCTCCTTGAGCATGCGCTTGGCCGCCTGCGGGTCCTTGCTCAGGGCCGCCCGCACGAAGCCCATACCCTCCTTGAACCCGGCCCAGGCGTCGTTGAACTCGCCACCCGTGCGGACGGCAATGCCGACCGGATCCACCAGGTTCGACAGCAGCGCCAGCGGCAGCAGCCGGGCGTTCTGGTAGGCCTGCACACCCTCGATCACCGACTGCGCCTTGCGGCCCTTCAGCTTCTCGGCGGCCCACGGCGAGATCGCGGCGATCGTCGGGCTGCCGTCGGCGCCGTACACGCCCAGCGCCGCGCGCACGGCGTTGTCCGCGAACGCCGCGTCGGCGTCCGTGCCGCCCTGCTTCTTCACCTGGTCCAGCAGGCGGTCGAGCTTGGCACGCGGGTTCATGCGCCACACCTCGCGGCCGGTCGTCGAGTCGACCACCGGGTCGCCGTGCTTCGTCAGCACCTGCTCGGGCTCGCCGAACATCCGGGCCATCTCCGACCAGCGCACCATCGGGGCGAAGTAGCGGGCGAACACCTCGCCCGGGTCGCGCGTCTGCAGGCTGGCCAGGGTCTTGATGTCGTCCGGGTTGCCGTGGCGGTAGATGAACGCACTGAGCTGGGTGTTCTGGTGGCGGAAGTGGAAGCGCCCGGCTGCGCCCGCCGGCGGGGGCGTCTGCCCATCGTTCGCCGCGGCGCGCACCAGGTACTCCACGGCCTTGGCCATCTGCTTCGGGTCGTCCGTGACCGCCTTGACCTCGGCGCCGTCGTACAGACCCTTCTCGTCAGGCTTCACGAAGCCTGCGGCGATCGCCACGTCGCGCGCGTACTCCGGCTTGCTGTAAAGCGCCGTCAACTTCGCCCGGGCGTTCTCGTTGCGCACGTCCATGATGACCGGCATGTAGTCGCGGATGTGGCCGAGGTCGTCCTCGGTGTAGCCGGCCTCGCGCTGGTAGCGGTAGGCGTCGCGGAACATCGCGCGGATCGTGTCGGCAGCCGCCCGCGCGGCCTCGGGCAGAGCGTCATAGGCCTTGTCGCCAGCCTTGGCGCGGCGCTGCAGCGCACGCAGTACGCGCAGGCGCTGGCGGTCGGTCAGGGGCTCCAGCGCCTCGCGCATCTGCCGGTTCCAGCGCGCGGTCTGCACCCGGATGTTCGTGATCAGCCCCGGGTTCGCCTCGCCGATCGAGCCCTGCGGACGGTCGAGCATCGTGGCCAGGGTCCGCAGGGCGGGGATGCCGCTCTCACGCATGCGGGTGTTGTTCCCGGTCCAGAACGCCGCCAGCGCGTTGCTCCCCGGGCTGTTCTCCACCATCCGGTTGACCCAGTTCAGCGCGCGCTGGAAGCTGTTGCCGTTGCGCGCCGCCAAGTCGCGGGCGCTGTAGGTCTTGCCCGCGTCCTTGAACCGCTGCACCGCCCCGGTCTGGATGTCGTAGAGCGTGCGCTGGGCCAGCGCGCCGTCGCCGGCCGCGCCGAACAGGCGCAGCACGCTGTCGCTCAGGCCCAGCAGCGCGTTCTGGCCCTGCGGCCCGGTCTTGAACAGCCCGTCCTGCCATGCGAGGTAGCCGAACGCAACACGCGCGGAGGCGCCCTGCGACGGGTGGTCGAGCATGCGCTTGACGAACGCCTCCCCACTGCCGGGCTTCTTCGGATCCCCGAACATGGCGTCAAGGTCCGCGCGCCCAGAGTACGCCGCGAGCAAGCGGTTCATCACGTCCACCCGGGCGAACACGCGGTCCAGCAGCCGGCGCGACTCCACGGGCAGCACGGTCTCGATCAGCGCGACCAGGTCACCCAGGTTCTCCATGGTGTACTTGACCGGGCCGGCCTTCGCCGCCTGCGCCGCCACGGCGCCGCGCACGGTGGCCTCGGCCTTCGCCTGCGGCGCGGCCTGGCCCGTCGCCTCCTTCACCGCGGCGACGTTGGCGTTGAGCATCTGCTTGACCCACGCGTCCACGCTCGGCGCCGGCTTCAGCGACGGCGTCGCGCTGATCACCGACCACGCCTTGCGCAGCTGGGTGGCGATCTTGGCGAAGAACTTGCCGACGACGCCGACGACCGGGCGCTTGCCCGCCAGCGAGCGCGCGATGTTGTCGGCGAACCATTCGTGGAACGCGTGGTGATCGTCCTTGAACGTGCGCGCCAGGCCGTTGGTCACGCCACGCAGGTAGCGGTGCGTCGGCGACTGCGACGGGCGACCGTTGGCGTTCCACTGGTCAAAGTCCTTGCGCAGCGCAGCGTAGAGCTTCGGGTTGCCCTTGGCCAGGACGTCGATGCTCTCGGCCAGGGACATACCCCGCAGCGCGTCGAACCCGCCCTCCACGTACTTGGCGATCTCGTTCCAGATGATGTGGTGGCCCAGCTCGTGCATCAGCACTTCCACGCGCTCGGCGCCGTGGAGGTTCGGGTTGATCGACACGGTGCGCGAGCGGCGGGCGTACGAGCCGCCCTTGTAGCCGCGCTCGTCGGCATCCTGCAACGTTCGCAGCGCGCCGATCTGCTCGGTGATCCCCAGCATCCCGAGGATCGTGTTGAGCATCGAGCGCTCGGCCTTCAGATCGTGCGGGCCGTCGGGGCTGGAGGCAGACTCGACGCCGGCGTCGATCGCATCGGTCTGCTCGGGGGTGAGCTCGTCGTATTGACGCCTCGGGTCCAGGCGGTACTCTGCGGAGAGCTCGCGCTGCATATACCGGAGCGTCTGCACCTCGTTCGCCAGATCCTCCTGAGCCGTCATGATCTCGTGGAACGCTTTCCGCTGCATCGGCGTCATGTTTTCGTACACCGGCGACTTGGCGAACACGTCATCAGGCATGCGCCGCGCAGCGTCGACGATCTTAGCCATGGCGCCGGTGTTCAGCCGCTCCGCGCGCTCTACTCGTGCTTTGGCCGCCTCTACGGATGCCTCCTGGTCTTCGAGCATCTCCAGGCGTGCGCTGTTCATTACGTCTTCGACTTGCTGACGTGGACTCCGCCGGGTGCGGTTCGTCGGGAACTCCAGCTCGTCGTTCTGGACCCCGGATTCCTTGCTCGCTCGCGCCTTGCGCGACTGCTCGGCCTGAGCGCGGACATCGTCGCTGACCAGCCTCGCAATTTCTTCCGCGCCGACGGTAGTCCGGGAGACTCCCCCAGGGCGGGAGGCAGGATCACCGAGAGCTTGCCGGACTGCTTGGCGCGCTTCAAATGCCCGCACGGACTGCTCTTTTTCTGCTGCGGCACGGCGGCGCTGTTTCTCGCCGTACTTTCCGTCGGGGCGCGGGGCCGGACCCTGCTGCGGACGGAGGCGGTCTGCACGATCTTCGCCTGCCCGGGCGGCTGCCCGCGCCCGCATGACCGCGCCGTCCGGCTTGCGCCCATTTGCGGCGTCCATGGCCTTGCTGCGCGCGCCGGCCTGCCTCGCGGTCTTGCGGTTTTCCGCGCTGGGATAGGGCGGGGCGGCGTACTCGCCGTTGCGCGTCGTCGGCGCGTCGGGCCTGACGCGCTTAGCCGCGGCGGCTACCGCCTCGCGCACGTCCTTCGGGATCGCGCCCGAGGGAGCTTCAGGCGACTGCGTCACCGGCTTGCCCCGGTAGAACACCTCCGGCTCTCCGCGCTTCGGCGCCTCTTTTGGTCCGCGCGTGGTCGTTTCGACCGCCTTCGGCTGCGGGGGCAGCGGCGCGGCAGCGACAGTCGCGCCCGGGTACGTGCGCCCGAGCGCGTCGCGCTTCGTGCCCTGCTGCACGTCGAGCACGTCCTTATGCGCCTCGCGCGGCTTGCCGACAGACTCCCGGCCCGCGCGCAGGATCATGCCCGTCTGCTGGGTGCCGGCCGGCACGCTCGACGGCGCAGGCTCGCGCCCGGCCTTGCGCGCAGCCGCGTCTGCGCGGGCGTCCTCCGCGGCCCGCTGTTCTGCCTCCTGGGCGGTACGCTTGACGAACTCGCGCGGCTCGGGCTTGTCGATGACGCGCAGCCCCGACGGATCCGCCGCATCGTCCCGTGCGCGCTCGGCGAGGTCGCTCTGGGGGTGGCGGACCGAGATGTTGTCGAAGTCGCCCCGCAGCGCGCGCGTCAACACCTTGAGCGCCTGCGTACCATTGGGCGCTTTCAGCCGGCGCATCTCGGCGTCGTACCGCTTCGGGTTGATATTCCCGTTGCTGGCCTCTTGCTCCAGCAGCTCTGCCCCGATCTTCTGCCCGTGTTTGACGTTGATGTTGCGCAGGGCGGCCGGTGGGGCGCCGCGCTGCTGCGCAATGCGCCGCTCCTTGCGCCAAGCCGCGATGTGCTTCTCGAAGGGGGACTTGACGCTTACGTCTGACGCGACCGCGATGCTGGGCACGAAGCTGCCGTCGGGTGCGCGCGCGCCCGGCGGCGGCTTGCGCGCGCCCTGCGCGTACTCCCGCTTCAGGAACGCATTCTCGTCCGTCGGCTCGGACTCGTACATCGAGGCGTCGTCTTGCCTCCCGTAATCATTGTTCAGCGCGCGGTCTTCGGCCTCACCGCGTTCGGGCTTCGAGCCCTTGCGCTCGGGCCACGGCCCGTACGAACGGCGGTCGACGTGGCGCACGATCTTGCGGATCAGCTTCGGCGTGACGTTCAGCGTCTGCCCGCCAGCGCGCAATTCCCCCGTCGGCATCTTGTGGAAGTTGATGCGGTACCCCAGCGTCGCGAGGTCACTGAGCCCCCGGGCGAGCGCCGCTTCCAGCGGGATGTTCTCGTTGGGCGTGCCTTCGGCGTTGAGCGCCGCCAGTGCGCGGCCTACCACGACCTTCAGGTCGACAACCTGCGGCTGTTCGATCGTCCGGTTGCCTTCCCGGAGCACGACTTCCTTCGGGTCTTTCAGCGGCACCGCCCATTTCTCGGCGGTCTTCCTGCTCCAGAACGCCCGCGACGCGCCCGACGCGTCGTTGCGCGTGAACACCACGCCGTTTTCCAGGCTGGCCCGCGCGCGCTCCCGGACGGCTGCGGCCTGTGCCGTCAACGCCTGCCATTCGGATTCGAACTGCGGGCGTTCGGCGAGCCACTGCTTACGACGTACGGCGAGCAGCGGCACGAGCCGCGGGTCTTCTGGTATTTGCGGCTCGCGCTGCTTCCACGCCTCGTACCGCTCTTTGAGCAGGTCAGGCCGACCACGGCGCAGCTCGTCCAACGAACGCTCGATGCTGTGGAGCTGGTCGATCGGCGCTACGCCGTCGCTCGCGGTCTGCTCGGAGAACCCCGAGTTCCAATCGCGCGAGAGTGCTGCCGCGCTGTCCTGCGAGTCGGATGCCGCGACGTCCAGCCCGACCACGTCGGCGCCGCCCGGATCCTGGGCGAGGGCGGTCATGTCGTCGGCGCTGCCGCGCGGCTGGGCAAGGTGGGGGGCGTTGCCCTCCGCGTCCTTGAACGCCTTCGACTTCGGCTGCATGACCCGCTTGGCTACCAGCGCCGTCGCGTTGAGCATGTCGCGCGACAGGCCGCTGTCGGGCACTGCGATGGCATCGCGCAGCAGCCGGTTCTCTGCGCCGGTGAGGTCGCTGTTGCGCGCGTACTTCTCGACCGCGCGCCCGAGCCGCAGGGCTTCGGTCTCGGGCAGCGTGTCCAGGAACGCCGGGTTCATCTTCGACAGCGCCCACGCCTGCAGCGGCGAGGTGGCCTTGCTGATGTACGGGTGCCGCGCGGCTGGCGGCTGCCCCTGTTGCTCGAACACATTGGCCTGCAGCCAGTCCATCGCCCCGTCCGCCTGCGCGTCCAGCTCGTCGGCCTGGGTCAGGTCATCCTGCGCGCCACGGAACCGCCGGGCGGCGCTCGTCAGGCCCTGCTTGGCCTTGTCGAACAGGGTGCCTGCGGTGTCGAACGCCTGCTTCGCCGCAGCGCCAGCGCGGGCGCCCAGATCCGCCGGGGCATCCTGCGCCACCGGGTCGGCCCCGCCGTCCATGGCGTCGAGCGGCGAGCGGCGCTTCTCGGCGGCGGCGCGGATGCGCTCACGCAGGGCCTGGCGCACGCCGCCCGTCTTGTCCCACGCCCAGCGCCCGGCGTCGGCGCCGGCCCGCACAGCGCGTCCAGCAGCGTCCACGGCGGCCGGCACGCTGGCGTTGACCGCCTCCACGCTGCCACCCATGGCGCCGCCGGCGAGGCCGCCCACGATGGCCTGGTCGAGCGCGCTGGCCAGGTCGCCGTCGGTGAACGCCAGCGGGTCTTCGCCGCGACCGGCGCGCTGGCCAGCCGTCTGCAGGAGCGCCTGCATGCCCTCGGTGCCGGCCTCGGTAGCGGCGTTCTGGACGGTCTCCTTGGCGATCCGGCCGGGCAGCTTCGACAGGGCGCCACGGGTGGCCCCCAGACCCTCCTGCAGCGCCTCCTTGACGTACGGGTTGCCCAGCGCCCGCCCGGCCAGCCGGGCCTCCACCAGCGGCTCCAGCGCGGCCTGGCCGATCTGGTAGGGCAGCATCCGCAGTGTGCCCTCGCGGTCGGTCTGGGACAGCTCCTGCGTGTCCTGCGCGGCGATGCCCGGGAAGGCGCCCGCCGTGGAGCCGGCGATGAAGCCCGCGCGGCCGGCGGCGTCGATCCGGCCCTGCGCGCCCGGCGCGCGGCGCACGAGGTCCGCACCGGTACGCTCGATGGCGTCCTGGAACTGGGCCTGCGCCACCTGCGGCGAGGCCGCGGCGACGACGGGCTTGCGCGCGGCGTTCTCAGCGACTTTGCGGCCGACCAGGCTGTCGATGCCCTCGTTGGCGAGGCGCTGCTCGACCTGCTGGACGGCAGCGCGGCGTTCGATGTTGCCGATCGTGCGGCGCGCCAGTCCGCGGCCGATGCCGCCGGCGCCGAGGGCCAGCGCCATGTCGGGCGCGGAGCCGGTCAGCACCTTGCGCACGCCCGCCGCGGCGTCGCCCACGCTGCCCCAGTCGCGCCAGCTGGTGCTGACGTTGCTGTCCTGCTCGGCGGCGCGCTGCTGGGTCTGCAGCGCGCGGCCGTAGGCCGCTTCGGCCGCCGCGTCATCGCCGGTCAGGCGGTTGTAGAGGCCTCGCAGGACGTCCGGTTCGGCCGAGAAGCGGGTGAGGGACGACTGGCGCTCCTTCTCCCAGTCGCCGCGCATGTCGACCGGCGCGGATTCTGCCCACGGCTGGCGGCGACGCATACCCGAGGCCGCAGAGCCGAGCGCCCGGGGGGTCCACGGCGCAGTGTCGTCGCCTTGTGCCATGCCTTACTCCTTGTAGCCGGTGCCTGCGGCGATGCGGGCGCGGATCTGCTTGTCCAGCACCGGATCGTCCGAGAACAGGGGGGTGTCGCGGTAGCGCTTGTTGCCCGCCTTGTCGACGTACAGGTAGTCGCTGGAATTCACCCCCCACGGCCAGAGCGCGCTACCCAGCCGGTCGAAGTAGCCGCGCTCCTGCCGGGTGTAGTTCAGTGGGTTGGGGTCGACCGGGCCGTCCGCGCCGGCGCCGAAGAACGTGGTGCCACCGATGCCGCGGCGCGCCATGCGGCCGTTGCCCGCCAGCACCTCATCGCTCAGGTTGGTCAACGCCATCGTCGCGAGCGGATCGTCAGTCAGGCCTTCGCCGGCTGCGGCCTTGTTGCGGAGCACCGATTGGGCAGCGGCGGTGTAGTCACCACCGAAACCCTTGGCGATCTCGGCGTAGGTCTGCGGATCCTCGCCGCGACGACGCACGCCGCCGCCCAACACAGATTCGATCAGCTTCTGCCGCCGGTCCAGGTCGCCCGCGCGGCGGTCTTCGCTGGTGTCGACGTTGAACATATCGACCTTGTTCTTGCGGTCGGAGAATGCGCGCTGGGCCACGTTGGCGTCCTGCATGCCCTGCATGTCGGCCGCGGCGGCGTTGTCCGCACCCTTCGCCGTGACGCCGTTGGCGCCGTTGATCAGGTTGTTCCACATCTCCGCGCGCGCGGCGCGCAAGCCGGGGAAGCCCTTGTACTTGTAGCTGGTGAGGTCCATCTCCATGCGGCGCATCAGCTCGGCGGTGTCGCCCCGCATGCCGTCGAGGGCGTTGCCGGTGATCGTGCCGCGGGCGTTCGCGCTGTAGTCCTGCACGCGACCAGCGCTGCGGATGCCTGCGGCCTCGGCCTTGTTGGCGTCCTGCGCGCCGGCAGCCTGCACCACGTCCGGGGCGGCCGCGTAGCGCGCAGCTTGTGCGGCGTCCTGCGCAGCTGCCGTGCGCTTCGCTGCTGCCTCCGCTGCTGCCTCCGCCGCGGTCTTGCGGAACATCGAGTCCGGGGGCGTGGAGTCGTTGCGGAACTTGAGCTCTGGCGTTGCCGGCTTCGGGGTGTCGCCCGGCTTGCCCGCGGCCCGCGCCTGTTCGTTGCGGCGGGCGGCGTAGTAATCGCCCCGCATCGTGGTGTCGCCAGTCTTGCCACGGTAGCTCTCGGCGATCACGCTGTTGATACGGTCGGGGTCCACTGTGGCGCGCGCGGCTGCGGCGGCCTTGTTCCAGAAGCCGTCCACGCCGCGAGTGGCGTCCTGGATGCTGGCAAGGTTGTTGCCGATGGCGCCCCCGAGCTGTTCGAGCCGCCCGCCAACCCCGACCGCACTGCCAACCGCGTTGCCCATGTTCTGGAGCGGGCGCGCGACGTCACCGATGATGCCCGCTGCGGGGCTGCTGTCGAACCCCATCCGGCGGTTGTACTCGTTGGCGTACCCCGTGCTGTTGTCCACCCAGGAATCGGCGAGGCCCTTCACGTTACCGTAGGTCGCCGCAGCGCCAGGGATACGGCGCAGGGTGCCCCCCACGGTGCCCGACACCCCCCGCTTCACGACCTGCTTCGCCGTCTCGCCGAGCCCGCGCTGCCAGGCGGCGCGCAAGCCACCGAGCCGCACGCTGCTACCCGCCGGTGGCGTGTTCGCGAGCCCTGCGGGCGCCTGCACGGCGCGGTTGGCAAACGCACGCATGCCCGGGGTGCCGAGCGCGCGCTGCGTGCTGCTCTGCAGCACGGCCGGCGGGTTGGCGCCGAACGCCATGCCACCAGCGATGTTGCCGCCGAGCTCGCCCGGGGCGGCCTCGCGATTGGCCTCGGGGCCGTACTTCCGGTCGATTTCGGCCAGGTTGTCGGAGGCGATCATAGCGCCGGCAGCGCCGGCAACCCCGCCGCCAACCGCGATGGGGGGCGTTTTCCAAGGGAGCCGGTTGCGCAGGGGGTTCGGCTGTGCCATGTTTCTGCTCTCCTCGGAGGCGCGTATGAAAAACTTTCTGAGCAACGTCTGGTACTACGGCACCGGGATCGTTGTCGGTGTGGGCGGGGGCGTCGTGGTCTGGTTCGCTTGGGACTTCCTCAAGCACCTCTTCACTTCCCACTGAGCAGTTGAACCACCAGACGCCGCAAGATCAACCGGCGGGTCAGGCGTCCCCGACCTCGCCGTTGAAGTTGAACGACGTGCTGCAGGACTGCCCCTTGCTCACGCTGCTGCTGACCCCGGCGCTGTAGTTCACCGCGCTCATCGTCGAGGCCGCCAGCTGGCTGCTGATCTGGGCCTTCGACTTCTTGATCTCGGTGAGCTGCGACTGGATGAAGCGGGCCTGCTCGATCAGCATGTCGGCGCGCTTCAGCTGGGCGTTGAGATCCGCCTCGTCCTTGCGCAGCCCCAGTTCGAACGTGCGGTCGGCCGCGGCGGACGCCGCTGTCTCGACCTGCGCGTCGGCCGCGTACATCCGGGCCTGGGCGTCGGCGGACGTCGCCACCGCGCTGAGGCGGGCCTGCTCGGCGGCCAGCGCCGCGCGAAGCCGCGTGATCTGCGCCTCCCAGCCCTGCATCTGCACGCCGTACGCCTGCTGCTCCAGCCGGGCGCGCTCGATGTCGACGTTGACGCCGGTGGCCCAGGCGTCCACCCGCTTGGCCTGCATGTCGACCAGGCTGCGGAAGATGTCGACGCGCTTGCTTTCGCCTTCGACGCTGGACGAATAGCCGCGCCACTCGGCCGCGTAGGCGTTCCAGCGTTCGTTGTACGCCTGCAGCTCGGCCTTGTACTTCTCGATGTCCTGCATGTCGATGTCGGCCTGCGCGCGGACCACATCGACCTTGCCCTTGTAGATCTCGACCAGCGTCTGGATGCTGCGCAGCTGCGCCTCGTAGAGCTGCACCTGCTGGGTGTTCAGCTCGCCGCGGACACGCAGGCCTTCGAGCTGCGCCCGATAGACCTCGACTTTCGCCAGCTGGGCCTGGATCCGGTCGCGCGCAACCTGTGCCTCGGTGGCGTAGGCCTGCATCTGGGCGTTGAACACCTGCACGCGGTAGTTCACCACCGCGAGCGCCGCATCCATCTGGAACTTCGCCGCCTCCAGCAGGAAGCGCTGCTCTTCGATGTGCAGGTTGATCAGCACGCCTTCGAGCGCCGCGCCCTGCGTGATCGCGAAACGCTGCTGCTCGTACATCAGCTCGAAGTGCCGGATCATCACGTCGCGGCTGGCCTCGGCCGCGGCGGTCTGCCCGCCCTGACGCAGTGCGATGATGCGTGCGTTGAGCATGCCCGTCGGCTCGGTGAATCCGCGCGCTGCGAACTCGCTGTACGCCTGGTCCACCTGGGCCTGGGTCTCGCGCGTGATCCGGCCGAGCCCACGCTCGTAGAGCGCCTGCTCGATCGCCGCCGGCAGGGCGGCGCTGCCCGTGATCATCGGGCGCAGCGTATCGACCAGCTGGTCGACGAGGACGCGGGTGTACGGCTCCGGCGTGAAGCTCCAGGTCTGGTTGAACGGCGGGTCGACCAGCACCGGGCGCTCGAGCGACGCCTCCGTGATGGTGATCTCCGGCGTGGCCGGCAGCGCCAGCGCCTCGAGCGTCGGCACGGCCGGCAGGACGTAGCTGTCCATGACCGGCATGACGCGGTCTTCCGCGGGCGCCGGCGCGACCGGCAGCGGGATGGTCGGCGAGTCCGGGCGCGGGCCGAAGGTGAGGTCGGGCGCCACCACGTTCACTTCTGGCGCGGCGCGGGATTGCAGGGGCGTCGGGACGAACACCGGCGCCGGCCCGATCGGGATGTCAGGGGCGCGGAATTCCAGCGCGCCGGTGTCGAGCGTGGGCCGCTGGGGCCGGTTGAAGGTCGCCTGCGGGTCGGCCGTGTGGAAGTCGACGTTGAAATCGACCGGCTGCAGCCACGTCGGCATCAACTGGGCGATGTCGTTCATCGCCAGGTTGTAGACCTGCGTGCCGCGGTTGAGGAACAGCAAATGCGCGGCGTCAACGTAGACGTCGGCCGTGCCGCCAGTGTAGGGGGGACACCACGTACTTGCCATCGTCTTATCCTCGCGTCCTGCGGTCCACGACCATCGGGGAGAACTCGATGTTCGTCAGCGCGAAGTCCGCGCCGTCGATGTTCTCGAGCTCGAAATCAAAGTCGACAGCGACCAGGCCCTTGCCCGGCTCGAACCGACTCTCGCGCTTGCTCCCCGCCGGGCGGGGCTTCATCAGGTAGTCCGCTCCGACCTTCTCGCCCGTCTTGTCGTCGACGTAGATCACACGCAGCACCATGCGGCCGTCGCCGGTGTAGCCCATGAACACCTCGGGCAGGCGCTTCATCTTCCGCGTGCCCATGTCGGTCATGCCGAGGCGGATCTTCGCCTTGATCGCCGCACCGGCGTCGGTGTCGCCGCCCAGGCGGTACAGCCCGGTGCTGGTCAGCCCGTAGTACTCGTCGCCGATCCTGGCGAAGCTGTTGAACGGGTAGTTGTCGTAGCGGGTGACGCCCGCCGACTGCATGTTGTACGTCCAGGCGACGTGTACGCCGCTGTCGAGCAGCAGCGTCACCGCGGCCGTCGCGCCCTGCTGCAACAACTGGTACGCATCGAGCTGAGTGTCCAGCTCGGCGGCACCCACGAACGCGTCGGCCAGTACCACGGTCATCCGCTGGGTGCTGGTCAGCTCGGCGTCGGCCAGTGCCTCGTCGAGCAGGTCGGCGACGACCCGCAGCTGCTCCACGACGGTGTCCACGGCGACAGCGCCGTCCTGCGCAGCGGCCAGGGCGAACGCGCTGGCCTCCGACGTGGCGATGACTGCGGCAGCGATCTGCTGGACGGCGTCGACATAGGTCGCCGCGGTGCCGTTGGCGAGCAGGGAGTCCACCAGCCGGTTGACGTAGCGCGCGCGGTCGGCGGCGGTGCCCTCGGCCTTCGCGGCGTCGGCCAGCTGCTCGAGGAACCACAGCGCCAGCCGCGCTCCGGCCAGCGCGTTGGCCGCGATGTTGAGGCGCATCCGGGCGCGGACCTGTGGCGAGACGGCCGCCAGGGCGTTGGCCGCCAGCAGCAGCACCGGCGTCGTCCGCAGGGTGTCATCCGCCTCGGCGAACGCCATGTGGGTCTCGAAGGCCCGGTTGGCGAAGCCTTCCACAAACGGCGAGTCGGGGATGAAGAGCCCGCCGTCGTAGGGTACGGCGGCGCGGGCACGCAGCGTGCGCGCGGTGACACCGCCGGCCAAGGACGCATCGAGCCCGGCGAAGCCGCGCGTACGCAGCCGGCGTGCCAGCTGCCCGCCCGCCCAGCCCGCGGAGAACGCGGTGCCGGACGCACTCAGGATGCGCTGGGCGTTGCCGATCACCGGGGCGTCCGGGGCATCCGGCAGCGGGTCGCCCGCATAGCCAGCCTGGGGAACCCCCGCCGTCCGCAGCTTGCGCCGCGCGCGGCCCCACGAGGATTCGGGCAGGGCGTCGATCGCCTCCGGCGATCCGAGCGTGCAGAGCTGCCGGCGGGCCGCGCCTGTGGCATCGGAGGCGATGGTAGTGATCGGCGCGAACGTGATGAACGCCACTCAGGAGCCTCCTGTGGGCGGGGCGGTGCAGCAGCTGTCGATCTCGGGGACAGCGTCCCCCGAGGCGTACAGCGTCGTGGCGGCGTACAGCTTGTCGCCGTCTGTCGGGTCATTCGTGGTGAACACCACCTGGTCGTCGACGACGAAGGCCAGCGCGCCCCCCACGCGGCGGATCTTGAACACAGTCGCCGCGGTGTATGGCGCCGGCGCGACGCACTGCTTGCCACCGACCACGACGGTGTAGTTCGCGCGGTAGTTCGCCTGGTACAGGTAGAACGCGCAGGCGAAGCGCGACGGATCAGTCACCCCGTAGCTGGACGGGGCGAGGCCGATGTATCCGCCGGTCACCGGGTCGATCGAGAACGCCAGCTCGCAGTCCCCCATGAAACCGTCAGTGCTCTGAGCGGCCGTGTCCCACCCGATCCGCGGCGTCTTCTCGACGCGCGCCGGCGTCGCCGGCTGCGCCGGCACGTACGGGATGTACTCGCACTTGTAGGTGTAGATCGGGTCGCGCACAACGTCGCATGTGTAGAGCGGGAGAATCAACCCGTTCGAAAAAACGTAGCCGGTGATCCGGCAGTTCACTTCGCGCTCCGGGCCGTAGCCAGTGATGATATAGCCGCACTGGGTATAGCCGCCCGACGCCTCCCGGGCGGGCTGCGCCAGGATGTAGCGGACGTCGAACGGCTTACGCAGCAGGCCCATTGCCGTTTACGAAGCCGACTCGATGACGGCGAAGTAGCTGACACCCTGCGTGTTGGTGCCGTTCGCGGTCAGGTCCGGCGACGCCATCGGGATGTCGCTGCCGGCCGGACCGATCGTGCCCTGCAGGCGCGGGCCAGTCGCGGCGCCGCGGCCGTCGTCGCCGGCGGCGCAGAAACGGTAGAACGTCGCGGTCAGCGTGGTCGCAGCGTCCTCGGCGCCGTCGAACTCGACCAGGCCGGTCCACGCTTCCGCGGCAGCCTTGAGCATGCTGTCGCCGGCGGGCGGGTCGAACGTCAGGCCGGTCAAACCGTCGCCGCTCTCGGTCATTTCCACGAGCTGGGTGTGCTCGGTGACCATGTCGAGGGCGTCGGCGGCGCTGGCGGGGACGGCGCCGGAGAACCAGTACATACGCCCGCCGTCCAGCGCGGCCTTGATGGCGGTGAGTGCGACTTCAGAAAGATTGGACATGCGTGGGCCTCATGCAAGCGGAGGGAGCAGGAACCACCAAGAGGTGATCGGAATTGTCAGGTCGGGCACCATCGCGTTTGTCCCGAGGCGGAGCTGGAAGTCGCCGGGCGTGTCCCGGAGGCCCACGACGCCGTCGATACGCGGGTGCGTGGTCGATACGCCACCGGGGTCAGACATGCCGCGCAGGCGGCACCATCCAGCGGTTCCGGCGGCCAGGCCAAGCAAGCCCCAGGGCTGAGTGTCCGGCATGGTTACTCCGACGCCGAGACGATGGAAAGTCAACCCGTTGGTCGGCGAACCGGGCGTCCACGGCTTGCTCTCGCGGGTGATGCGCGCGAGCAACGTGCCAGTGGGTGCGGCGTCGGCCGACGCGGGCGGTGCGCCGGAGTAGATCTCGATGCAGCCGCCGTTGAACAAGGCCTCGAACGTGAACGTCCCGAGGATCTTCGAACGGAAGCCAGTGGAGCAGATGGCGCTCATGTTTTCTCAATTCCTCCGCGCTGTTCCTGCATGGGTTTCCCCGTGTGCCCGAGCATGATCGACCGCCCGAGCGGGCGCTCGGTAGGGAGCCCCGCCACGACGCCTGCGAGTGCGGGCACAACGTCGCCTCCGGTCGCCCAACGCAACGGCCGCCGGACTTCGAGCGCGTCCAGCAGCGCGTCCTCGGAGGTGTCGAGCGTGACGCGCACCAAGGCCGCAGCAGGCGCTTCGTCGGCGAGGCACAGCGCGTCGATCGCGCCTTGGCGGTCGTCGTGAACGCACCCCGTGGTGCCGCCGAAATAGGTGCCCGACAAGACCGCGTCGGTCGCGTCGATCCGCGTGCCGTTGAAAAAGACCCGTTTCGCAACGTGGTCCCCCGCGTCCAGCGTCCAGTCCCAAGTCCACGGCCCAGTGAATGAGGTCGACCCGAAAAACACCCCGCCAGCGCCGTAGCGCGCGCCGACCGTGCGCTGGAAACCGACAAGCGGCCCCGCCCAGATCGGGTACCAAGTGAGCCGGGGCGCAACCGGAGAGGCGCTGTCGTCGAAGGTGGTGAACATGCGGTCGTAATGGAGCGTGAGCAGCGTCGTCACTCCATCCCACGGGCGAAACCACAGCCAGTCATCCCCAGGCCCGTTCACGCGCCCGACGCCCATGACACTCGGCATCCCCGCCAACGCGAAGTCGAGCGCGAGCGAAATTGGAGCCGCGAACTCCAGCGGGTTCGGGTCCGCACCGGCAACCTCGGCGATCGCGCCGGTCGCGTCGGGGCGGAAGACCCGGTACTTCGTATGCACGCTGCGAGGCGCAGGGTTGAGGGCGTATTGGGCGTGGTGGAACACGAACGTGCGGGTGGGCAGGTGTGCGTAGAGCAGCACGTTCCGCTCGCCGTTCCGCACCGACTCGCCCATGACGGTGCCGGAGTAAGTGTGCGACGCCAACAGTTCCCAGTCGCCGCACTTGTAGCTGACCTGGGCGGTGCCATCGAAGAACGACCCGCGGTCGACGAGTTCGAGCTGGACGCCGTCTTCTTCTGCGACAACGCCACCAGCGTCCGTCTGCGAGAACACGGCGGCCACCCCCGGCGACGTGTGGGTGAGCGTGATCTCGAACCGCTGGCTGCCAGTGGTCGGCATGTCCGCGGCTGCGGCGTCGAAGTTTGGCGCGTAGTACGGCCCGTACGCGGGGTCGGTGTCGTACTTCGTCGGCGTGAACATGACCGCCTTCTCAGGCAGTTGGATCGACACCAGCCGCGTCACGTCGCGGTTGAACGACCACGCGCCGTATGCCCGCTGCAGCGGGACATCGGCCAGCAGGTCACCGTCCGCCAGTGGCGCGGCCTTGTAGACCTGGACGCCGCGGACATTGGTTTCGATGGTGAGCGGCAGGCGGTACAGGCGGTAGACGTGGAACAGGTTCGCGTAGGGCTGCGAAGCCCACACGTCCCCGCACGTCGATGGTGTCGACGGCGGGGTAGGGGATGGCAGCTCCCAGAGGCCGGAGGCGAGCAGCACGAACAGGTGGTTGTCGCGCGCGGCCGCAGCCATGACCCGCATGTTCGCGTCGGGCACGGTGAACACGGTGTGCCCGTAGATGGTGACGTAGCCGCTGTAGCTGGCGCCGGGGTGGGTGTAGTGGTGCGGCCAGTACGCGGGGAAGCCTCGGAACCAGGAGACCACCTCGTCGTCGCGGGACACCCAGATCGGCCCAGCTCCAAGCTCCTTCGGCAGCAGGCTGCGCGGGCCGAAGACGTGGCTGTAGGTGCCGCGCAGATCGCCGTCGGTACCGTCGAAGCCGTAGGAGTCGCCGTTGTAGAAGAGCGCGCCCCAGCGCGGATCGTCCTCGGGGTTGCTGGGCGGCTTGAGCACCAGCGGGTCGAGCTGGGCGCTCCCTGCGGTCAAGTCGTTCGATAGTCGCGCCACGAAACCATCGACGGGCGGCCCCGACTCCTGCTCGCCGCCCGGATGGATGGCGATCGTCACGCGCGGCACGCCGCCGATCACCTCGCCGATGACCTGGCCTCCCTCGACCTCGACGACGTGCTTGTAGGTCTGTAGCCCGTTGACCGCTGCCTGCTCCTGCACGAAGCCCAGCACCTTCCGCGCGAGCGGGAGGTGCTGGGCCGCCAGCGCCCGATCTCCGACGTACCGGAGATGGCGCCAGCCGTCGTAGCGCGGGCCGGGCATTGGGTCAGCCGGCGTCCGACAGGGTCAGGCCATAGTGGAACGCCAGGTCGTCGCCGGCGCCCATGTTGAGTCGCGGGTTGGTGAACCGCACCGCCATCAGGATTTTGCCGGTAGTCGCGCTCTTCGCTGCGGCTTGCAGCACGCCAGCGCCGTACAGGTTGTACGGGCCGCCCGTAGCAAACGTCAGCGTCGCCGCTGCGATCGCCGCGCCGTTGTCCACGGTGGGGGTCGTGGTCGGGGCGACGATGGTCCAGGGCAGGCGAGTCGCGGCGGTGTAATCAAGGAACTCAGTCGAGTTCGCGGCGAAGTTCGCGCCGGTCCAGCCTGCACCCGGAGTCACGTTGCCCGCAAACGGGGCAATGTAGAACTGGGTGATCTGGGGCAGGATACCCACGCCGGCGCCGACCAGCTGGACCAGGCCCTCGGTCGGGATCTTGTTGTGGTCGATCTGCCACGGGCCGAACTCGGCGCCGTTCGGGCGGTGGGCGGTGGCCATGGCCCCGCCGACCTTGGCGTTCATGCCGCCGATGTAGACGCTGCCGTCGTCCGTGACGTCGTACTGGTGGCGGGTCATCCGACGGAAGACCTCGCCCGCGTGCTTGCTGAAGTTGCTGAAAGGGTTCATCGAGAGTCCTCCAAGGAACGAATGTTCACCACTTGCCAATCGGGCACGTCGCGTCTGCGACGGCCGTTTTTCCTGCGAGCACACAGCCACATTTGCCGCAGAACACCCGCTTACCGGGCTTTCCGCCGGTGGCGAACGGACAATCCCGGCAGATCGCACGCCGGCGCTCGCGGACTTCCTTGCTTGCGAGCCAACTCATTGCTTCATCGCCGCCGGGACGTGATAGGTCACGCAGGTGTCTGCCGCGGCTGCGGTCTGCGCCTGCGGCGCGCGGAGCGCCACCACCAAGTGCTCGAGCCCAGGGCCGGTACGGCGGAGCACAGCCGCGCGGTCGGCATCGTCCACAAGGGCCGTCGGATTCGGATCCGTGACGCCACCGCCGGGCGTGCCGAGGCGGAACGTGCCCTTGCGCGAGAGCCACAACACCACTGTATCGTTGGTCTCCCGCCCGAACGCGAGGCCGTCCTCCCGCCAGCTGCTCCCGGGCACCGCGCCTTCATGCGCGACGATGCGCTGCCGGAACTCGGCCGGGTCGGCGCCGTCGAGCCAGTAGGTGCGGTTGTTCGCGCAGACGAATACGCCCGCACCCGGTCCGCCGTCGCCCAGCGGCTCCAGCAGTTCGATCTCCCCGTCGAACCGCATCCGGTGCGACGCCGGGTTGAACTGCCCGTACCGGAGCGGCTCCGACCACAGGAGCTCGTTGCCACGGGCGACCCACTGCCGGCCATGCCCGAAGCGGACGATATGCCCGGCCGGCAGGGCCTCCAAGAACTGCGTCAGGAGCGGACGGCCTGCCGGCGGCGCGGAGATGTTCAGCCCGAGAATGCCCGGCACGAGCGTGTTGAACAGGCGCAGCACACCGTCGCTCGCAGTGGTGCAATAGATGTTGACGCGCCAGCCGGCGGGCGGCTGCGGGATCGCCGCGACCGAGATCGCGCCGTCGTCTTCGACATCCACGGCCGTTGCCAGCGTGCTGCCGGACTCGCGTCCCACGTCATCGACGAACGTCACCGCGACCTGGTAAGTACCCTTGGCCAGCGTCCCGCCGGTGGCCGCGGCAACGACTGGCTGCCCATCGGGCGCTGCAGGAGCCCACGCCTGGACAACGAGATCCATCGTGACCTGGCCGCAGCCGGCGGGGCTGGTGAAGAACACCCGGTCGTTCACCAGCGCGTAACTGATTGGCAAGTTGCCGACGTCGTAGGACAGGCTGATGCGCTCGCCGCCGGGATGAAGCGCGTGCAGCACCCCACCGTCGACGAACAGCCCGAACGGCAGCTTGACATCGCTCCACAGCGAGTGGCCCAGAGAAACCGTGGCCACGTTCGTCGCGCCGTCGCGCCGGGCGGGCGTGCCGTTGGCCGTCAGGGTGACGTTGACCGCATCGCGGAGCGCGATGGGGCGCGTGCCGAAGTCGTTGAGCGGCAGCACCCCCTCTTCGGTGGCGTTGCTGATGCCGCGCGGCCACGGCCCGGCCTTGTAGAGGCGGGAGTCAGCGACGCCGGACATCGCTCGCGCCCTCCGGCGGCGCGCCGAAGGCGAGCGTGCCCCGGGCCTCCGTCGGCCGGGTGCGCAGCTCAACCACCGCGGTGCCCTCGATCTTCAGCCGCGCGCGCCGGCCGGACTTCTTGACGAGGTGGATGACGGCGTTCTCGCCGACGACCAGCTCCTGGCCTTCGTCGATGTCGAGCCAGAGTGCCATCAGTCGGCCATCCTCATCACGGTGGGAGTGCGTCGCAGGTTGCCGAGCGCGGACATGCGGTCGAGTGCCCCCTGCGCGTAGAGCCCGGCGTACATGCGCGCGCGGGTCAGATCCTCGGTTTCGGCGTCGTGCTTCATGTACGCCAGCGCCTTCATCTTGGTCAGCAGCAGCTGCTGGTCTTCGGCGTCGGTGAACATCAGCGGCATGCCCGACTCCATCGGCATGGAGATCGACACGGTGACGTGGAGCTCCAGCTGGTCGTCCGCGGCGGGGGTCGGCAGCAGGAGGAGCTGGCGGGCGATGACGTCGCGGCAGAAGCTGCGCGGCGTGCCGCTGGACGGGCCGAGCCAGGTGTCGTTGAAGTCGATCTGCGTGAGCCGGGTGTTGCTACCTACAAGGTGCGCGTCACGGATGTGCTGGACGTTCGGTGGCAGCCGCAGCGTCGCCACGCCGGCGACGACCGGAAGCCGCAGCACCCGGTACGCCCCCTGCGTGTCCTTGGCCAGCGCATCGCAGGCCAAGGTCATGTACGCATAGACGTCTGCGTCACTCCACAGACACCCGAAATCGCTGTTGTCCGCAGCGGTCTTGACGTCGTTGACGTCGCTGCGGAAACGCTTCTCGAGCTCGTCGGTGGTGAACGCCAGCATCGTCGATTACCCCGCGGCGTTGCCGCCGAGGCGGGACAGCAGCTTGCGACGCAGCTCCTTCATGGACATGCCCTGCATATCGGCCTCCTCGGCGCCGAACTCCTTGCCGAGCTCCACCAGCTCCATCGGCGACTCCGCGTCCAGTACGCGCAGCACGTTCGCTGCACTCGGGTGGAGCGCCACGTCTTCGCCCGCGGCGGTGACGCCCAGGTAGTCGCGCCACGCTGCGGCGACCTCGGCCTTGCCGACGGTCAGCCCGGTGATTCCTTCGATGACGCTCGACTTCGGCACGCCGCCGGCGTCGAACTTGCGGGTGTCGTTTTCCTTGGCGATCGACTTCAGGACCAGGTAGAGAATCGACTTACGCAGCCCGCCCGCGAAGTCGACCTTGGCACGGCCATCATCTTCGAACTTGGCGGCCTCGTCGGCATCGACCGGCACGCAGCCGGCAGCCATCGCTTCCTGCACCGCCTCGGGCGGCACCATGACGTGCTCGTCGGAGGTGAAATGGACGATGTGGCCGCTTACCGAGGCCAGGCGGAACTTGCGGAGGGACTTCATCAACGGCATGGGCGCACCTATCTTTGGTGGGTGGCAACGGGGCCGGCATGCCGGCCCCGTTGGTCAGGCTCAGTACTGGTTCTCGGACCAGCGGTCGGTCACGACGTACTCCGGGATGACCACAGCCGCACCGGCGGTGGCATCACCACCGGTCTGGGCCAGGGTCACCGAGAGCTTGCCGCCGGTCGGGTAGTACTTCGGCACGTTCGCCACGGTCTCGCTGCCGGTGGTCTTGATGTCGACCGCGTTGGCGAAAGTGGTGGTGCCGTCGGACACGGTCAGGGTGGCCGTGGTGACCGAGTTGAACGCCGTGGTGGTCAGCACGATCAGGCGCAGCAGGACCGCACCGGCGGGCAGGCTGATGTCCACGCCGTTGCCGGCGCCCATGTTGCTGGGGCCGACCTCGGCAGCAGCGCCGAGGACGGTCTGACGGTCGGAGAAGTTGGTGGTCATGGCATAGTCCTCAGATGGCCGTGTCGACGCAGATCACGCCGAAGTCTTCGACGGACTGGGTGTGGACCGAGAACAGCTGCGGCTTCAGGATGCCGAACTTCTTGGCGATCGAGATGCCCAGGGAGTTCTCGTAGTCCTCGTACTCCTCGACCCACTTCGCCATCTCGATGTCGGCGAAGCCCAGGGCCTGCGCACCGCACAGCAGGATGCGCTGGCCGTCCACCGCGCCGCCGCCCCACTTCGAACCAGCAGCCGCGCCCTTGGTGTTGATGACGTTGCGGTACTCGAGGATGTTCAGGCCGTCGATGGTGATGCCGCGCTTGCCGCCGTGGGCGGTGCCCTTGAACAGCGGGTTGGTCTCGCCACGCTTCTCGGCTTCGCGCCAGGCCGCCAGGAAGTCGGGATCCTTCTTCAACTTGGCGATACCGTCGGGGGTCATGAAGACGTTGTAGATCTCCACGCCGTCCTCGGAGCGCATCGGACGGATGTAGCTGTTGATCGCGAACGCCTTCAGGTCCACGAGCATGCCCCAGGTCGGGGTGTCGGCGATGGCGAGGTTGGCGTTGCTGTCCGCAGTCAGACCCGTGGACGCATCCCAGCGCCGGTAGCGGGCGGCAGACGGCGCGGTAACGTCGGCGGCGAACTCCAGCTGCGGCAGCTGGCTGCCGACGCGGGCACGGCCGTCGGTGTGGTACGCGTAGCTGCGGCCCGACAGGGTCAGGAACATCAGCTCATCCATCACGCGCGCGGCGGTGTAGGCGAGCTTGTCGCGGGCCTCGAAGCGGAAGTTCACGATCGACTTCTGCTCGGCCATCTTGCCGGACGAACGGTGGGCGTGGCGCCACTGATCGCCGCGGATCACGGCCTCGGTGGAGCGCAGCGCCTCCTCGTTGCCCTTCAGCTGGTTGTCACCGACCACGCCGTCGCCGACCGCGTCGTTGACCATGGTGATGACCGCACGGGCGCCGTCCTTGGTCTGGGACAGCTCGGTGATGCGCTGGATCATGGCGTTCGGGCCGGTGCCGACGAACGCGTTGAGGAATGTCTTGTTGCGCGCTTCCTTCCAGAAGTCGCGCGACCAGACGGTGTACTGCTCGTTGGTGAGCGCTGCGAAATTGGTATTCGCCATGGGAGTAGCTCCAGGAATGCGAAAAGAGGTTTCGGCCGGTCGGCCGGGTCTTTTCCTGGATCACGCTCAGGACAGCGATGAACACGGGCTTGAAGGCCCCGCGCTACCTCCCACACCTGACGCGGTGGGTGCTCGAATGCTTGGATTTGCCGCTCCAGCGGGCGTCCGCACTGACGTAGCGGGGCTCGATGTGGGAGACGTTGATCACCAGAAAACGCAATGTCAACAACCCTGCAAAAAAGAAGGCCGCCTTGCGGCGGCCTCCAACTCTCGGCGCTAGGGGAGTTACGCCGCGAGGCTGTCGCCGCGATAGCGCGCCTTCGTCGCTTCCGGCAGCTTTTCGAACTCTTCGTCGGACAGGTCGGCGATGCGCAGCTTGCTGTCGTCCTTGTTGACGCCCATGCCGTCCGCCGCCGGCGGCTGCTTGGCGGCGGTCTCCACCGCCTTCTTCGCGTCGGGCTTCTTCGGCTCCGGCTTGGCCTTGGGCGCCGGCGGCTCGGCCGCGGCTTGTGCCTTGGTCCGGGGCTTGGTCAGGTCGACGTCGAACATGGCGTTGACGGCCCGGGTGAGCGCGTCACTGGGCGACAGGCCCTGCCGCTCGTAACCGATGACCATAGCTTCCAGCGCGCTGGTCTTGTCCTGGCTGTATTCGGCGCTTTCCGGGTTGACCGCCGGGATCATCGCTTCTGCCACGTCCAAAAGAGCATTGAAGCGTGCGCTCTCAGAGCTGCGGCTCGCAGTCGCCTGGGCGATGCGCGCAGCCTTGATTTCCGCGATCTGCACGTTGCCACGGTCGATCTGCCGCTGCAGGCTGGCCGCCAGCTTGGTATCACCATCGGCCCGGGCGTTCTCAACCTGCTCGTACAGCGCGTCGAGCTGGGACTCGATGTCGGCGATCGGATCCTTCGGGGCTTCGGCGTCCTTGGCTGCGGGCTGGGCGGGGGCGGTCGGCGCTGCACGCAGCTGGGCCTCCAGCTCCTGCAGGCGCGCCTCGACCTTCGTCAGCTTGTCCTTAGCCTTGTGGTAGCGGACGGCGTAGTTCTTGTTGTCCGGCTTGCCCCGGCCTTCGTCCTCGTCCTCGTCCTCGTCTTCGGCCTCGTCTTCGGCCTCGTCCTCGTCTTCGGCCTCGGCCTCGTCCTCGGCCTCGGCCTCGGCGGCAGGGCCGGCGGCCTCACCCTTCGGCGCGAACCGCCCTTCGGCGTCCCGAGGCTGCTCGGTGTCGGGGAGATCGTTGCCGCGATCAGCGGTGTCCAGATCGGTATCGGTGTCGTCGATGTCGCTCATGCTTGCTTCCTGCGAAGTCCGGGCTTCTTGTCCCGCTGTGGCGTGGCGGCCGGTTTCGCCTTCGCCGCAGCAACCGCGGTGTCGCGGTTGTGATCCATCTCGGCCAGCCGAAGCGCCAGCTGGTTCGAGTGGTTGTTCTTGGCCGCATCCAGCTTGTCGTACTCGAGGCGGAGCTTGCCCGCGCTACGCTCGCGTTCGGCTTCGATGCGCGCCATCTCGACGCGCTCGTAGGTGGCATCCGGGTCGACGGACGCCTCGACCGTGGCCTTCTCGGCGCGCGCCTGGTTGAGCATCGCCGCCGCCTCTTCCTTGCGCGCCGAGGCGAGCGCCTTCTGCTGCTCGATCTGCGCTGCCTGCGCCTGCGCCTCTTCGGCCGCGCGCTGGCGCTCGTTCGAATCGCCCTGCAGGCCTTCGATGATCTGTGCCTTGTTGCTAGCCGGCGACAGCTCGACGAGCAGCGAGTCGGGGATACCGATGCCGAGCTTGCGCAGCTCCAGCAACAGCTTGAAGTCGCTCTCGGAGAGCGTGGTGCGGGCGGGCGAGGGCACGAGCGCGGTGCCATACGTGCCGCGGGTGACGTCGTTGAGCATGGTGCCTTCCGGCGTCGGCTCGTTGAGCGTCAGAGTCTCGTAATCCGGGCGGTACATCGACCCGCGGTTGATCATGATCGCGCGGGTGTCGGTGTAGTGCGCCTGCGCCAGGTCGAGCACGTTCCGCGCAAGCAGCTGCTTCGTGCGGTTGAGGTTCGCCAGCCAGCCAGCCGAGTTGACGTCCTGCGCGGCCTGGTTGGCGAGGATCGCGTCGGCAGCGACATCCTCTCGGGCGAAGCCGCGACCCTGGTTGGAGACGCCGGCGATGTTGCGCATGATGCTGTCGGCCTTCTGCGACAGCATCTCGTGGCCCTGTGGCAGCTGATTGGGCTGGATCTTCTCCATGTTGTTGATGTCGTCCATCTCGAACACGATGCCGCTCTTCGAGCCGAACGACTTCATCTCGTCGAGGGTCATGTTCTTGACCGAGCCCTGCTTCACCTTCAAGCCGCTGTTCGCGGTCGTGTTGATGATGTGCAGCTCTTGCGACGTCATCTTGTTGTAGAGATCCTGCGGGTCGAGCAGGTTCCATACCGCGCCCTGGGCGACGCCGTCGATGAAGGAAGGGAAGTACGGGACGATCGTGAAGTCCCGGTACGGGCTGTCTTCGTCGTGCAGCAGCTCGCCGTCGCAGGTCACGGTCCAGCGCACGGTGTTCATGCGACGGCGCATCGTGCCGAGGCCGGGGGTCACCTCGAGTACGCGGGAGACGCGGTTGCGATCCCACGACTCGGGGATCTCGGACACGTCGCCAGTGGCCAGGTCGACGAAGACGTCCTTCATCTTCGTGGTGCGGTACTGCCGCTCGAGCAGGAGATGGGCGCGCACCGCGCGGCTGTCGGACAGCGCGTCGTGGTGGTAGTAGGGCAGGGCGCCCATCTGGTGCGCGAGGAACTGGTCCTCGTACTCCATCCACGACGGAATCGAGTGGCGCGCCACCGCCTCGGCCTCCGCCTTGCCGTACAGGGCGTCGATGTCGTTCACGCTCACCCAGCGGCGCTTCATGACCTGCGGCCATTCGCGTGGGTCGTACGACTCGATGCTCGGATCGCGGATCACGTCCTGGCTGCGCGGCGAGGTGATGCGGATGTGTCCACGCAGCGAGTCGTCGTAGTCGATCTTCGCCTCGAAGTACGCGCAGTCCATGATGAGCCCCTTCTGGTAGACGTCGGTCTCCAGGAACTCGAACTGGTTCTGCTGCTGGGTGTGCAGCCAGATCGCGTCCATCACCCTGGACGACTCCGCGGAGGCGTCGTAGACCGGGGTGAAGCGCACGTCGTTGCGGAGGGCGCGGTGGACGCCGAGCATGGCGCGAACCAGCGACTCAACGATGTTGAACGTCATCGCCGGGCGGCCTTCGGCATTCAGCCGGGCCTTGACCGCGGCGTCCCACTGCTTGCTGTTCCAGTAGTCGAAGCACCGCTTTGCCCGAGCCAGCCAGTCGGAGTGGCCGTTGTCCAGGCAGTAGCGGTAGTTCTCGTACTGGTCGCGCGTCGTGTCGGTGTCGTTTGCCATGAATTACGCCGCCATTGGGCCGAGCGCCGACGTATCGCCGGCATAGGGGTCTTTCCAGCTCTTCCTCTTGGAAGGCGGCGCGTGAGTAACGGGCAGCGGCAGGTTCTGGGCCAGCCGGGCGCCCCAAGCCAAGGCGTCAACGATGTCGTCGTGCGTCCCTTCGGGAAACTGCAGCATCTCGCGTTCTGCGATGTCGTAGATCTCCGGGCGAGCGAACTCGTCGTGGGAGAAAAACAACTTGTGCCGCTGCATGCGTCCTTGCAATGGGCGGGCTCGGGCGCCCTTATCCTGTATGGGGGTCAACGTAGAGTCAACCGATACGAACAGCCGCTCTTTCGTGAGCTCCGCGTCCACCACGGGCCACACCGCCTCGTGGATTTGGCCCTGCTCGCCGGCATACACCTGCGGCTTGAACTCCTTGACCATCGCGACGATGTTCCGGGCGATGTCGTAGGTGCCCCAGCGCCCGCGCCGGATGCTCAGGACGTACAGATCGTCGTCCGACGTCAGCGCGAAGCAGGCCAGCACGGTCCAGTCGTTACGCTGGCCCTTCTTGATCGCGTAGTCCGCGGTCATGAAGATCGTCGCCAGCGGGCGGTAGGCGGGGTCGAGCCAGCGGTAGCGGAAGTCGTCGCGCTTGAAGTAGTCGCCCTCGTCGGGCGTCGGCCGCTGCTGGTAGAGCGCCGACCACATCGACGAGGACAGGCCGTTCTTGGTGCGCAGCATGTCCTTGGTGGAGAAGCGCTCCGGGTGCAGCGCCTCGCCCTTCCGGCGCAGCAGGCGCAGGGCTTCTTCGGGGTTGGCGTCCTCGACGATCGAGCCATCGTGCATGAGGTACTCGTCGTACTCGGCCAGCGCCGGGTAGCTGACGACCTGCCAATTCTCGCGCTCGTCCTCGGGGATGCCGGCCTTGGCCAGCTGCTCGTCGACATCCAGCAGCTTGCCCGCCGGGTCGGCCCAGTGCCATCGGGTGTTGATGAAGAGGATTCCTGCGCCGGGCGCCACGCGGGTGCGGAACACCGCCTGGTACCACTTGAACGCGGCGTCGCGGATCACCTCGGAGTCGGCGGCCTCCTGGTCCTTGATCGGGTCGTCGACGATGCCGATGTTGAAGCCCTTGCCGGTGATACCGGTGCCGACGCCGGCGGCGATGTAGCCGCCGCCCTTCGTGGTCTTCCAGGCCTCGATGCCCTTGGCGTCGGAACGCAGCTTCGTGTCCGGGAACACGGCCTGGTACTCGCTGTCCTGCAGGCGGTCGCGGATGTTGCGGCTGAACTCCAGCGGCAAGCTCTGCGCGTAGCTGGACGCGATGATGCTCCACTCGGGGTGCTTGCCGAGGATCCAGCTCGGGAAGAGGTCGGACGCAAGAGCCGATTTTCCGGCACGCGGCGGGAGAAAAATCATCAACCGCGGCGATTTCTGCTCCTCGACGTCCTTGACGAACTGCTCGAGGCGACGGCTGATGTCCTGGTGGCACCAGCCGGGGGTGTAGCTCGGGTGGAACTGGGTGGCGTAGTAGATCAGCCGGCGGCGGCACAGCTCGCGCCGGGCCAGCTCGCGCTTGATCAGCTCCTCGTTGGTCTTCGGCGCCTCGCCCGCGGCCTCCACCAGCAGGCGGACCTGCTCGGGCGTGCGGCGCAGCGCCGGCACGCGCTCGGCGGCAAACACCGCCTCCACGATCTCCGGGGTGCCGTAGGCATTGAATCGCCGGTACAGGGTCAGTGTGCCGTACTGCCGCTCGCACACCGAGCAGAAGTCCATGTATTGCGCGGCTTCGCCAGGGCGGAACAGGCGGTATTCCTCCCAGCGGCGCAGCACGCCGCATGAGCGACAGGTCGCGCCGCCAGTGGCCTCGGGCAGGTCGAACTTAGGCTTTTTCGCCATTGACGTAGAACTCCGCGTCGATCACGTTGTCGGCGCCCAACTGCCGGACGAGCTCGTCGTCGGACAGCGCGCGGATGACGTTCTTCTGGACCTCGACCGAGGCATGGATGTTGATGTCGACACGCTGCGGCTGGTCATGGCCGAGGATCTTCGCGACCTTCTCCCATCCGACGATCATGGTCATCGGCTCGGCCAGGATCTTGGCCATGTCGATGGCCTCCTTGTAGCCGTGGACGATGTCCTCCTTGGTGATCGCCAAGTGCCCTTGGAGGGCCTTCTTCGCCACCTCGCGCGCCTGGATGATGTGCGGCGCGGCGATCTTGGAGATCGGCATGCCCGCCATGCGCGCAGCCGTGCGCGCCGGCAGGTTCAACACCTCGGTGTTGTAGACGAAGTTCGCTTCGTCGCTCGCCAGCCCTTGCGGGATGATGTCGAGCTGAGTGTCCGATTCGGTCATCAAGGCTCCTGCCTCTGGTTTGGGTGCCGATTCGATCAGCGCCTCAGTGGTCATTGGCGTGGTCATACCTGCTTCTCCGCCCACCCCGCCCATCTGTGGATGTCGCGCCAGTGCGTCGGACGCATGGCTACCGGGTTGTCGGGATCGGTCATGTCGTAGTCGTCCGGCGCACTGGAAGACGTGTTCGCCTGCATCCGTAAGTGAAAGATGGTGCAGTCGGCGATTGGCGCGGTGCGGCGTAGGGGAACCCCTACACGATAGCGACGCCGTACAGCCACCAATTG